TGTTAGTGGCCGACAAGAGCTTGAGTCAAGCGAAGTTAGCATCCAAGCTATCTTGGGCGACTACCGAGCCTTCCAATGGGGCGTAGCTCGTGAAGTTCCACTAGAAACCATTGAATATGGCGATCCAGATGGACTTGGCGACTTGAAGAGGACCAACGAAATGGCTATAAGGGCTGAAGCTGTCTTCGGTTACGCAATCTTCGATGGTGCTGCCTTCAGTATCATTAGCGAAGCAGGAGCAAGCTCTTAGTAGCTGCCCTATTCCCTAATACAGATTAAGACCGCTCAGGCGGTCTTTTTCTTTTGTGCTAAAATATGTTTATGGCTGCACGAAAAAGACCTTACTTAAATCAATTTACTGGCGATGTAGTAGTTGTCACTAAACAACATGCTAAGAAACTATCTGAAGACTGGCAACCAATAGAGTTTATAAATAATGAAAAAGGCGAGAGAGTTATGCGGATGCAATTTAATGGAGCTGTAGTAGACGTCTCAGAAAACAAAGAGGACAAAAAAGATGTCGTCTGAGCTGCAAAATAAATATATAGCCGACCTTGTAGTTATGAAGACTAAAGAGTTCAAAGAGGTTAAGGAACTTATACTGTCCAGTGGTATTGTTGGGGAAAATGCCGAAACCGTTAATAACGCTCAGACAATTGCAGATATCAGTAACGTCCTGACAGATCTACAAGCATCTAAATTTATAGACTTGCTCATATCTTCTAAAGAGCCTAGCCGATCAACTAGCTATAGTAATAAACGCATACTTAAAACAGCCGAGCTACTTGATGATATAAAGATTGAGATAGATAGTTGGGATTTTTCTTAATGGACTACAGTAAACTAACTAAGAAGATCTTGCCAAAAGTCCTAGCCGCCGTAGCACTAATTAACAACCCTGAAGTAGCTCCAGAAGTTCGCAAGCTTAACCAAGAGATACTCCTACGGGAAGTTGGCCTAGCTACTTATGAAAAAGTATATAATATGAACGCTTTTGATTACGAGATACCTCATACTAAAGGCCCAGGAATAGACGATCGCTATTTTGGTATGGCAAAGGTAGCTAGTGGAAGCGTATCAACTGGCACTAAAGGTCTTGAAGAGTATATAGACAACTACCTCATGTCCTCAGCGGCTAAGGCCCAACAGGACTCTTTTAAAAATGCTAGACAGACTAGGAAGTTCCCAACAGTTAAGCGTACAGAGAGCGGAGATGCCTGTAAGTGGTGCAGGTCTAAGGTAGGAAGCTATACAGATCCTTCTTCAGATGTATTTGCTCGACATGGCGGATGCGAAGGTAAGATAGTAACCGAAGGCTTTAAGTCACGTAATGGCCAGCTTAATAACTACAAGACTAGTCCCGATAACAAGTCCATCCTGTCCCAAGGAGGCCTAAGAACAGACAACGCTGCTCAGAAAGCCATGGAGAATGCTCTTAACGCTGGGAACACCGCCAAGGCGCAACAAATTGTAGATAGTATACAGAATCAAGATCTAAAGTCGGGCTTACAAGGCACTATAGATGCTCTAGCTGGTAAAACAGGTGGTGTTAAGGTTGATCCAGTAACTAAGAAGATCATAAGAGCTTAAATACGGTGGTGCAGATCATACTAGAAGGCAGTATCCCAAGCAAAAAGAATTCTAGGATAAATTTAAGATCTGGCGTATCAATACCGAGTACAAAATTTGTTCAGTGGCAAGAGGCAGCTCTTTGGCAGGTAAGACAGCAGACTAGACATCGATTCTTTACACCTGTAGAAATATCAGTAGTTATATACTTCGGAACATTAATAAGAGCTGATCTAGATAACAGACTTACAAGCATATTAGACATGTTAGTTGATGGGATGATAATCCGAGATGATAAGTGGCAAGACTTACCAAAAATGACAGTCTCGGCAGTCTATAGAAAGGGTAATCCTGGCGCCCTGATTGAGCTAACAGAGGTTGTTGAATAGTACTAAACTACTTATGCTACAATTAGGGTATCTGTTATAATAAGTATCGATAACAACTACGCGAACGGTTGCGGTAAAACTGGCTTAAAAGGAAGATAATGGAAAACGAGCCGTTAAACCCACTAGTTAGCATATCCAATAAAATAGCACATGAAATGCTTTTCTGTCTTACCTCTAAATCTGCAAAAGTTCAAAACAAATACGATTATTATGACGCCGACAATGATGTAAGAGACTTTGGGATATCTACCCCAAGAAAGATGATCCATCATAGGCCAGGAGTAGGATGGGCCAGCCGAGCTGTCAACACACTATCTGATCGCGTGGTATTTGACGGCTTCGCCAGCGACACCTTTAGTATTAACGAGTTGTTTACTGATATTAATGCTTGGAGCGTTATAAATAAGGCCAAGCATGACGCTTTCATTGCAGGTTGCGCTTTCATTGCAGTTAGTGACGACATCGATGGCAATAAAGTAGTTATTCCCTTCACTGCTCAAGAAGCTACTGGAGTGATCGACCAGAAGACAGGAATGCTTAAATACGGAATGGCAGTGACCCAGTGGGCTATCCCTAAACCTAAAAAGCCTGGTCTTGGCTTTGAGCCAAGAGACTTTATAATCTTTACCCCCGACTTTACTGCTATATATGAGGGTCGCACAATAGTTGACATAGTACCTAACCCAACTGGTAGATGCTTATTACATCCAATTACTCATCGTGCTTCTGCCGACCGTCCACTTGGTAAGTCCAGGCTAACTAATACAGCTCGAAGAATCATCCAGGAAGTAGGAAGACTCAAACGCCGCGAAGAAATAGCCGAAGAGTTCTATGCTTTGCCACAGCGCTATATAAATGGTCTAGCAGAAGGCGCTAAGAAGGATGATAACCTCGACTCAGCCATAGGTAAGGTATGGGCCATTACAAAAGACGAAGACGGAGACAAGCCAGACATTGCTCAGTTGCCTCAGATGAGTATTGATGGCTTTATAGGCGCCAAGAAAGACAAAGCTAGAGACTTTTGCGCCGAGACAGCGCTTACTCTAAGGAACCTAGGCTATGAGAGTGGCAACCCTAGCAGCGTAGAGAGCCTAGCCGCAATGTCTGACGATCTTCTACTAGAAGCTACCAATAGCCAGTCAGAGATGGGCGAACAGATTAAACAGCTTGCTATAACTCTAAGAATGGCTATAGACCAGATAGATATTGTTCCAGATGCCCTAAAGGACCTTACACCTGCATGGAAGCCAATATTCCAGGTGGATATTGGGGCCGCAGGAGATGCTATATTCAAGTTATTCCAGACTATGCCAGAACTCCAAGGTACTATGGCTGGATACCGATTACTTGGTATAGGTGTAAGGGAAGCAGAGGCACTGATGGCCCGAAGAGTATCAGCGCCAGTAACAGGCTTTATGAATACAGGAGGTCAAAGCAATGGCTCTTAATCCATTTACAACCATAGAACAACTAGAGGCCTTCTGGAAAGACCTTACAATTACTGAAGAAGACCGAGCAACTGTACTAATCATGTTAGCTAGCAACCGACTTAGGTTGATTGCGGAAGACGTAGACATCGACATGGATGCTAAGGTAGAAGCCAGCGAAGCTTATGCATCTGTAGTATCTTGGGTAATCATGGAAGCCGTTAAGAGAGCTATGCTTATGCCTACAGATCAACCACCTGTAGACACCTATTCGCAGACCGCAGGACCATATTCAGAAAACTATAAGTACACTAACCCTAGCGGAGATCTATGGTTTAAAAAGACCGAGCTATCTACGCTTGGCCTTTACGGTAAACAAAGTCTAAGTAGCTTAAATACAGCTCAGTATTGGGATATCTACTCTTCTTAGGACTATTATGATATATATCTTTGCATCAAGTACATTACCAGAGCTAGGAGTAGTCTTAGGTACAGTCTTTGGCGGCTTCGGAGTAATGTTAGTAGGATTCTATAAGTACGCTTCAGCTAGAGAAAAAGATTTTGAAAAGTCCCGCCAGATTAGCTCTATGGCTTATGAAAAATCAAATCAGAAGTTAGGTATAGCTCTTGATAGAGTTGCTTCTGCTACCGAAAGGAGCGCCAGGGAAGCGGCAGAACGTAATGGACACTTGGCAGAACTCCAGATAGAAGCTCGTAAAGATATTATAGTTGGGCTTACTAATGTCATACACGCAGTTAAGCAGCAAAAAGTAGAACGCCAGAATGTCGAGCATCAACACATAGAATCTAAAGAATAGGTGTGGTAAACTAACCATAAGCAGAGCGCATTAGAATGTAGTTGTGCTGAAAATTGTATACAAGGTATAAAACCATGAATGATGCAGATAATGTTTCGTTTGGTAAGCCTAAGTCAACTGGAGCAGTATTCGTAGCCCCCTATGGTACAGCTCTTCCTACTAACGCTCATGTCGCGCTTAACGGTGCATTTGAAGGCCTGGGTTATGTTAGTGAAGATGGCTTGGTTAACTCGGTTGAAACTGACGTAGAGGAAGTAAACGCTTGGGGCGGAGATCTAGTTCTATCAGGACAGACTACGTTCAAAGAAACCTTTATGGTCAACTTGATCGAGACCAACGCGGAAGCACTAAAAGTATATTATGGCGAAGACAATGTTGTTGAAGAAGGTAACGGTAGTCTTACTGTTACCCAGAGTAGCGAAATGTTACCGAATGTTTCGGTAGTATTCGAGCTTGTTATGACTGGCGGACGCATCAAGCGTATCGTTGTTCCTAACGCGCAAATCTCTGATCGCAGCGGAGAAATCACATATGTAGATGGCGAAGCCGTAACGTACCCAGCCCTGTTTGTTGCATATCCTGATGGAAATGGCGACACTCACAAAGAGTACATTGCAACAGCTTTATCTTCTTAGAAGATCTATCGCAACAAAGGCGCTCAGTTTTCTGGGCGTTTTTTGTTTGTTATAATAACCATGCGGGTTCGAGTAGCGGCTATCTCGGGGGTTTCATAAGCCTCAATCATAGGTTCGAGTCCTATACCCGCAACCATATGTTATGGATATGCAAATACGATAAGCGGCTGCCTAATAAGCAGTGACAGGTGTTCTAGCCACTTAGTTAGTCAGGTGCAATACCTGACCCATGACACCAATTTATTTATGCTACAATATGCTTACGATAATAAAATAGGAGTGGAGGACATATTATGAATGATACACCAGAACGCGATCAGATAGTTGTTAAGACTGAATCTGATTCCCAAAACGCACCAAAAGACAATATTAAGGTTATTGAGATACAAGGATATAAGTTCGGCGTAGATACCGACCTTCTAGACGATGTAGAAGCTTTTGAATATATTGACCGTATAGAGAACAAACAGCAGATAGCTGCTATTGTTCCGCTACTTACCTTCCTTATAGGAGATGCCGCCTACCAGGATATGAAAGCCCATTTTGCCAAGCTAGATGCCGAGGCTAATGCTGGAGTCCTAGGCTACAAAGGTAGATTCAGAATCAGCAAGCTTAACGATGTCTACATGGCAATCATCGAGAAGTTTGACCCAAAAGATTAGCGCTCCTCAAAATAAGAGTAGAACATTTTGACGAGCTAGAGGCAGACTTCCAACAGTACTACGGCTTGGACATCGCGGATGTATTACCAGTAAAGGCTGCAAGACTACTATTCCAACTTCCGCGCGATTGTAGAGTCTATACTTCCATATCTCCAGCTAACCAATGGGGATGGTCTGAAGTATTTGCTAACAAAGCGGTCTACTTGCTTGAGACTTTGGTATGGCAAAAGAGTAAGGACGCCCAGAAGAAAGCTCCTAGACAAAGGCCTAGACCATTCATCCCTGACTTTATGAAAGGTCCTACTAATCCTAGCCCTATAAATAAAGGATCTGAGACTCATACAACAGACGATGTTAGATCAATACTAGATCTACCACGCGGCTAATGTTCGCTTTTTGTACCACTCCCCTGCCCCGATAATATACTAAAATATATATTTGTACCCCTGTAAAATAAAAACTATGGTTTCAGCAGGGGAGCAGGGAAGGGGTCTATATAGAGTGCTATAATACAGCTATTATGACTAAAGATGTTGCTTTTGCTCTAGACACTAAAGGTGGCGAAGATATATTACAAATGATGGCTGCTCCTATAGTTCAAAGATCCGCAGAAGCAATAGCCAGTCGAGCAAGAGGCATGGCCAATAGCCAGTCGAGCAATCCCCCTATAATCAGTGTTACTAGTAAAGTTGGAACTATTAAAAGAGGTATCAGGGCTATATCTACAGTCACAGCCGAAGGTAATAATTCACATGAGAACTATATAGGCCATATAGCCTTGTCAAAGTCCAAGGATGCTGGCCGCGTATAAGTGGTTATGTTATAATTCGACTATAAAAACACGCCGACGGTTGCGGTAAAACTGGATTAAGAAAAGGTATGACCCAACCAGTATGGCAGACATCGGAACAGCTTACGTCAGAGTAGCGCCAAATATGACAGGCATCCAGGGCAAGATAGCCGCTGGATTTAAAGGAGCCGCTGGCCCTGCTACTGCCGCTCTTGGCGATGAGGTATCTCGTAACTCAGGTCCATTCCAAAGCGCATTAGGTAAGCTCGGTGGATTCGCTAAAGGTGCTGGTATAGCTATAGGCGCTGGCCTGGCGGTAGGCATAGCTGGATTAACTGCACTAACTGGTAAGGCTCTTTTGGCAGGTGCAGAGCTTGAGCAGCAACTAGGAGGCTCAGAAGCGGTCTTTGGCCAATATGCTGCCAGTATACAAAAGACTGCACAAACCGCTTATAAAAATGCTGGTCTATCACAGCAAGAGTTCCTACAAGGCGCTAACAAAATGGGATCTCTATTCCAAGGTGCAGGATTCAGTGTAGAGAAATCGATGCAAATGTCTTCAGACTCCATGCAAAGGGCCTCAGACATTGCCTCTATTATGGGTATTAGTACTACATCTGCTCTAGAAGCCGTAACTGGCATGGCTAAGGGTAACTTCACTATGATGGATAACCTTGGTGTAGCCATGAATGATACATCTCTAAACGCCTATGCCCTAGAAAAAGGTCTAGGTAAGACTACTGCACAAATGTCAATTCAGGAGAAAGTTGGCCTAGCTAATCAACTGTTCCTAGAAAAGACTGCAAAGTATGCTGGTAACTATGCTAAGGAAAATGCCACGCTTTCAGGTAGTCTAAATACGACTAAGAAGGCCTTTGATAACCTATTGAGCGGTAAAGGCGATGGCAACGACTTTATAGACAGCCTATTAGGAACTATAGAGATAGCAGTACCGCAGATAATAAGTCTTCTACCTAAGATAGTTACAGGAATCAGTAGCGTACTAGGCGCACTGGTCCCAGCTTTAGCGAAAGCCTTGCCAACGCTGGTCCCAGCACTTATACAAGCTGTAGTAGCCCTTCTTAATGCTTTAGTTGTTGCTTTACCTTCCATAGTACAGGTACTAGTAAATGCCTTACCAGTGCTTATAAAAGCTTTTGTACAGCTATTCTTAGCGATCCTCCAGGCACTACCTCAAATTGTTCAGATAATATCTGCCGCTCTTCCAACTATAATAAACGCTATTGTCACAGGACTTACTTCCCAGCCTGCTCTGCAAGCTATAATAATGGGTTCAGTGCAGCTATTCCTAGCATTAATTAAGGCCATTCCTATCATCATCCCAGCTTTAGTTGCCGCTATACCAGTAATTGTAAAGAACATCGTAGCCACACTAACTAGCTCAACATTTATAAGCCAGATGATTAATGCTGGAGTCCAGCTTATGAAGTCTGTTATAGGTGGTATTTTAGGTATGGTAGGACCTGTGGCTAGTGCAGCGTGGCAGATAATAAAGACAATTGCAGGAGTATTATCTCCAAGCAACCTAATAGGTATTGGCAAGGATGTAGTTAAGGGCCTATGGAGCGGTATTAGCGATATGGGCGGATGGCTTAAGGATAAGATTATAAACTTTGTAAAAGATAAGATCCCTGGACCAGTTAAAAAGGCTCTAGGTATTAATTCGCCTTCCAAGGTATTTGCGGAGTTTGGTCGCAACATCGATCAGGGTATGGCTTTAGGTGTTGATAAACACGCTGGCATGGTAGAGAAATCAGTAACCAATATGGCTAACACTGCAATGAATGGATTTTCCAGTTCTTCAATAAACCCATCTATGGCATTTAGCCCAAGTGGTGCAGCAAGCTCAGGAGTAGGCGACAGCACTAGTAACTCAACTCAAACAGTAAGTATTCAAAAGATTGTCCTAGGCGATGAAGGAGCTGTAAAGGCCTTCTTTAACGAGCTTAACCAGGATACAATAAACCTTGGAATGGGAATTACACCTAGACAGGGAGCAGCAGTATGAACGGCGATTTAAGCTACAATAGTAATGACCTTCAAACTTACGATACGTCTACTAGGGTAGGTATTGTAACTAACCGTATTGAACATACTAGTATACCTGAAATGGTAGCCCTGCTTTATGCTAAAGCAGATGCAGACGGCAGTACTATACCTTCGATCTTATACCCAAGCAAAAAAGTAGTAATTGGCGGCACTATACACGGAAGTAGCCAGTCAGACTTAGATAGCCGTATCGATACCTTCAAAGGTTACTTTAATGGCAAAAATAAAGACTTAGACATTACTTACGGCAGTGGTACAAGACGATATATTGCCACAAAAAATTCATTGTCCGTAATTCGGCAACAAAAGCAGTTATGGGCTACTTTTACAATCGAGTTTGTTTGTACTAATCCATTTGGTCTGGATACTTCTACAACTAACTTATGGGCTGCTAAAACTGGCTTCACTAGCGCAACATTTACAGAAGCGCCGACTATTGGTGGAAATGCTCCTTACCAGTTACCAGTCATAACAATAACTGTTAACTCTTTGACTGGAGCTGGCGACTATGTTCAGATATCTAATGATAATAATGGCCAAGAGTTACTCATCTACGGCCAAGGTATTCAAGCAGCAGACGTCATAGTTATAGATTGTGTGGAAAGAAAGGTAACCATAAACGGAGTTATAATAGATGCCTATGGAACTTATCTAGAGCTTGAGCCTGGCGCAAACTCTATAACCTATACAGATGGCTTTACGACAAGGAATGTTGACGTCACAGCAGTTTATACAAAAAGGTGGCTCTAAGATATGGACCAAAACTTTCAGTCGCTTAAGATACCTACAGCAGCAAGCACGGCGCCAAGCTCAAACGGTGTATCTTGGGCTAACCCTAGCAGAATAACAACCGATGATGGAAGTTCCGCGACTCTAGCCTTTTTAACTGGAGGCGACTTCGGGGCAACTATAGTTGGCGAATCTTTTGACTTCCAACAGTTACCGTCAAGCGCGGTTATAGATGGCATAGAGGTAAATATCGATGGATCGCAGACAGGTTGCTATGGCGATATTGACTTAAACATAACTGGAGCCGCTTCCAAGAGCATAGGAGCGCTAAATGGGTCCTATGGTGGAAGCTCTGACCTTTGGGGCTTAGATAGTATTGATCCTGCCGATATAGCTAGTTTAGAAGTCACAGTTATAGCAGGGGATGTTTCTGGCGGCGATGGTGTTGCTTCTATGGACTATATGTCTGTAACAGTCTTTTGGCATATAGAAGTCCAGGGTCTTCCGTCAGATGTACCAACAAGATTTGCATACAAAGTTTATTCAAGAGAAGGCAGATTTTTAGGAGAATTACCAAAAGTTACAAGTAAGTTTGGATTTCCCCAGGATATCAATAGTGCTGGATCGGCAATTACTATCACTTGTGGAGAGTTTGTTAAAAACGAAGTCACAGTTACTCCTTTACTTACGGAGGCAGGCGATCCCATAACAACCGAAGATGATGAGCCGATATATGCAACAGCCACAGAGATTCTTGTTGCGCCAGGTGGTTCTCCAGATGAAGCTATATTTAAGAACTCAAACCGTATAAAAGTCTGGATGTATAACCAGTATTATCCAAATGGCAAACTTATGTTTAGCGGACAGGTAAACAGAGTTGGTTTTAAATACGGCGGCGACTATACTGTAAAGCTTTTGGTCTATAGTGATAGTCTTGACTTGAATAACTTTATAGCGCGTGGATACCCTTTCTCCTATACTACCGATGTATCACAAACGACTAATAACCTATATGCAATCGCGCATAACTTTGCCGAAGATGGATGGGAGTATTACGGTCAGTCTTGGGTAACAGGTCCAGCAGTTACAAATATTGGCGCTATATCTATTCTCATCAGAGGTACGGCAGATGTAACGCTATCACTATATGATGGTCCTAATGGAAACCTTCTTGGAAGTGTATCTAAGACTGTCTCTTATGGAAGTCCAACAGTCGATCAGTTTGAGTTTCCCCAACTCATACCTGCATCTCCATCAACAACTTACTTTTTTGCAATATCTCTTGGACCTAGGCAAGACTTATCAATCTATTACAATAACCCAAGTGTATACTCTTCAGGTAGCATGTACGGTTCAGCATATTCAGGAGGCTCAGGAGGTGGCATATGGGATGCTCAAGTTGGCGACCTATACTTTGTAACTAAGCATGGCTTGCCAACCACCACAACTACATTTACTTCTGACGATCCAATTACTGATATGGTCAGTAACGCTTTACTGGACTATAACGCAAGAGGCGGATCAATAACAGAACGTGACTTTGAGGCTACTGGCCTTTCCCTAACATATACTTTTGTAGTTGCAACAATCTATACAGTAATAACTAAGGCCATAGAATTATCGCCAACAGGCTTCTACTCATATATTGATCTTGGGACAGCAGAGATTGATATAAAACAGGTATCTTCAATACCAGACTTTACTGTTACTAGAGGCCGCCATGTTTATGAATTAAACCTCGAACTAAGTATAGAACAAGTAAAAAACTACCTGCTTTTATCTGGTGGCGATATAGGTGGCGGAGTTAACTTATTCCGAGACTATTCAGACCCAGTAAGCGCGAGTAACTACGGTCTTAGAACATCTACAAAATCAGATAACCGTATTACTCTTAATGCTACGGCAGACGCTATAGGAGACAGTCTTTTAGATGAAACATCCGATGAGATCCAGGAGACAGTTCTAACGGTGCTAAATGAGCATATAGACATTACCTTATTGACTCCAGGTAAAACAATAGGTTTTAGAAACTTTGGCAACTTTATAGATGACATGGTGCTTCAGATAGTTAGGCGCGAGCCGAACTTTAGCGATGGTGTTGTTCCATTAGTACTTGGCCGACTACCCATTAGGGCAACAGATCAAATACAAGATATGATGAGAGGTCTTGAGAATGAACAAACAATAAATAACCCTAGCGCACCGACTTAGGGTATAATTAACTATAAGGAATATATATGGTAAAAATTAGCGCACTGCCACCAATGACAACAGGAAACGGAGACGATGAGGCTCCAGTTGTAGACGATAGCGCTGGAAGTACTAAAAAGTTTAGTTTTACTGTTCTTAAAGAATGGCTACAATCAGTCTCTACTTGGGTTACTTCCACAATGATAGCTGGAATAGATAAATCAGTGCTTACTACAGACTCTAACCCGTATAAGTTTAGGGTCACAAAGACTTCTGCTCAGAATACTTCAGCAGGTAGCTATGTTAAGGTTACCTTCAATACAGAGACTTTTGACACTAATAATAACTTTGATAGTACAGATAACCATAGATATACGGTTCCAGTAGACGGCTATTATCAAATAAATGGATATGTAAACTTGGCTGCTAATGGAGGCAACTTTGTACTTGCAGCTCTTTATAAGAATGGTACAGTTTACCAGAGAGGCGATCAGATTAATAGTACAGGGGCTTGTGGAGTAACCTACTCGGACCTTATTTACATGGTAGCTGGAGACTACATAGAACTGTTTGTATTCGCTAGTAATACAGTGGCTTTGGATATTGGTGGCGGGCAACAAGCTTACTTCAGTGGATATCTTGTTAGTCGAACTTAATAGGTAGTACTATAAAAATACAATATGCCACCAAACAGAAAACAGCTATGGAACAAGCCAGAATGGGCCTTAGCTAGGAAACGAGCTATAGCTAGTAAAGATTCTATTTGTGCAATATGCCATCATCCTATAGATCTAGAAGCTCCTGCATTTTCCCCATTAGCAGTTGAAGTAGATCATATAGTGCCTAGGTCCCGCGGTGGAGCTTTATACGACATAGAAAACTTGCAGCTAACTCATAGTAGATGCAACCGTAAAAAAGGCGCTAAGATGGCCTCAGATTATGAAGCTAACACAAGCATAAATCCAGTGCCTCTGTCAAACGTGTGGTAGAATCGTGTTATAATCAAACCATAAGGAGTTCTTATGAAAAGGCCAATCGCAACCTATACTAGAATAACCACTAAACACGGAGCGCCAGTATCAGGCTCAAAGTACGGTAAGCATCTAGGTACTGACTATGCTACGCCTGTAGGAACAGTTGTAGTAGCCCCTGTAGGCGGCGTAATAGCTACACAAGGCTTATCCATAGCGGTAGGTAACTATATTGAACTAGAAGGCGAAGACGGCCGTAGACATCGAGTACTGCATCTTAACAGGCGTGAAGTGTCTAATGGCGCTAGAGTATCAGAAGGTCAGAGGATCGGATTATCTGGTAATACTGGATCTACATCTACGGGACCACACCTGCACTGGGATGCGCGTAAAAGGGGAACAGCCTTTGGCGATGGCTTTGACAATTTTTATGACACTGAAGCACTCTATCAAGAGTCTATTAAACCAAAGCCAACTCCACCAGTTTCTAGCGGCAAACGACTTTACTTTGACCCAATTGGCCAGATAGCTACTTTCTACCCAGTTAACGGCGGAGAGTACAAGATGAAGATTGCTGACGCAAGCTTTAACTGGTCAGTCCTAGAAGACCAGGGATATCGTGTTAGGGTAAACTCTAAATCCGCTGGTGGCGACTGTTGGGTATATATAATTTACCAAACTGGAGCTAATAAAGGTAAACGAATACCAGGAAGGTCTGTAAGATGATTAAGATCCGCAGTAAGATCGCAAATAAGTTATTTAAACTGGCTGCCAAGATAGCACCAGATAAGAAGGAGAAATAGTATGAGTTTATTTGGAGATTTACTGGCCGCGCCTTTTGAAATAGTTGGCGCCGTCTCTGAAGGTATAGCAGACGTAATAGAAGAAATATTCGAGTAAGGAGATAATATGAACAAAGCACTTATAAAAACAGTTAAAGAAGGTTTAAGAATTGCGCTTTTCGCCGGTCTATCCGCTCTAGTAGCTTGGGCTTCTACAGAGCTTACATCTCTAGACCCTTCAAGTATGATTGTTGTAGTCGGTACGGTGGTGCTTCGCCTAGCGGATAAGTTTATCCACGAGAACGGAGACATTAAAGCTAACGGTATCGCACCTTTTTAGGTATAATACTAGTAACAGCCAGTTGCATTAAAAGAGCGTCATTGCGAAGGCGCTCTTTTTTATAATGTTCTACTAATATCTTCCAAGCTTTTACTGCCCTTCATCTCGTTGCAATACTTACAAGCTGGCCTTAAGTTAGATTGCTTAAACCTAAGTGTAGAATCTCTAGTACGGCTTACTACATGGTCAATAGTCAGTGTTCTTATATCCATTCTTACTGGACACCAAGGATGTATCCGCAAATAGCATTCCCAATATATGCCTTCTATAGGTGGTGGATTCTTCCTGATCCAGGTAGCCCTGGTAATGAACCATTGCTTTGTATCCTTACCTACTTTTTTGATCGGGGTCTTTTTTATTGCCTTCTGAGGTTTTGTGAAGCACTGGTAAGAGAAATGACCCATTCCTTTGCAATGCTTGCATGGCTTCTTCGGAAACCTGTCTATCCCCATTATGAACCTCCAAATTCTTGTACAAATGACTTATTGGTATGTTAACTCTGTACCTACGATTATACAATATACATCTATCCAGCCAGTCTTTTGCTGATCTTTGTTCCATAGCTAAACTATAACCTAATTATGCTTGTGTTATAATGACGATATTAACCAGAAGCGCATACGAGAACTACTCGGAAATAAAGGAGAAGGCGAACATGGACAAACCACTTTCAAAGGTTGAAATAAAAACCTATATAGAGAATATAGACAAGCTAGTTGCTAACGATCTAAACCCCCGTAAGATAAACCGCAAAGCTTATGAAGCTCTAAAGAAATCTCTTAGGGACTTCCCAGAGATGAAGCAGTTAAGAGAAATTGTAGTAGATGAAAATCTAACTATTCTTGGCGGCCATCAAAGGATATACGCTCTAAAAGATCTAGGTTACTCTGACGTAACTGTTAAGCAAGTAATTGGTCTAACCGAAAGCCAAAAGCGCGAGTTCATTATAAAAGACAATACCGCGGCTGGAGACTGGGACACCGACATCATTGCTAACCAATGGGACCTGGAAGAACTCAACGATTGGGGGCTACCAAAGTTTAAGATGCCAATAGATGAAGACGATCCATCTGACAACTCTAGCCAAACCAAAGAGGTTATATGCCCTGAGTGTGGTTGCGAGTTTAAACCATCAAGCAGTAGCGAGTAACTCATGCTATGGCAGATAAGCCCCAAACTAAGGCAGTAACTAAACCTAAGAAGCCCAAGGTTACAAAAAAAACGACAAAGCCAATAAAGCCCAAAGTAGTCAGTAAACCAGTCATAACAGACGCTATGTTTAAGGAGTACTTCTTTAAATTATCGAGTAAACAATTTGTTCATATTACTAAAGCTTGGAATGAAAAGAATCTAAAAATAAAGATCAAGCCCCAAGCCGACTATGATAAATGGCTAAACTACTTCAAGACTATGCCCCCAAACTCTATACGCCTATTAGCATCTACAGGCTTAGACATCCTACCGACTGAAGCTTATGCCGCTCTAGCCAGGTGGCATGACATTATTGGTAATCCAGGCCGAATAGATAAAATCCACCAGTCAGGGCTTTCAAATGCAAGCGCCAACAAGAAGAGCGAAGGAATAGTAGCCCTGGCCTTCAAGAATGACCGTCTAGGCGTGTTAAAGGCCACACGCGATAGGATAGCCGAAAAACTAGAAAAAGGGGCAGGAGCGAGAGATACAGCAGCCTTAGCGCGTGAAATGACTGAGATTATGACCCAGATAGCAGACTATGAAAAAAGACTCACTCCTAAGAGAACCACTATGTTAGGTCAGTTAATGGGCGATATGCCAGATGTAAAGCCTAAACGTGCAAGCAAAAATGGCCAAGGCTCAAGAAGAACTAGCTTCAGGTCCAGGGTAACTATTGAGGACCTAGAGAAATGACCCGAGCAACTAAGTCCAAAGGTACTCCAAAAGCCAATAGCCAGAAAACTAAAAGGCGCCTGGGTAATCAAAAGCCACGTATTGATGTTTATAAGAATGGAGATATCTGGCTTGCAGATAAAACCATAAGGCTACTGGAGCATTATGGGATAGATCTATTGCCTTGGCAAAAGGCTATCATTGTAAGATGGATGGCCGTGGAGCAAGACGAAGACGGCATTTGGAAATGGGTAAATACAAAAGCTGGTCTATTAGTTCCTAGGCAAAATGGTAAGACTGAGCTAATCATTGCTAGAATTATCGGCGGTATGGTTTTCCTTGGAGAGGCACTAATCTACACTGCTCATAGTGACAAGACCGTGGATGAAACAAAAAGGCGAGTCCAAAGATTCTTCTATGACGCAGATGCCGAGCTTAGAAACATGCTTACAGATGAGTTTGATAAAGAACCTAAAAGCCTAGATTATGTAGAGCTTAGAAACAGGGGACGTTGTGTGTTTAGGACTAGGACCCGAACTGGTGGCCTTGGAACAACTAACGACACTTTAATACTCGATGAAGCCCAGGAAGAGTCTGACGCCCAGCAAGAAGCTCTACTACCAACTATCTCGGCAGGTAAGAGCCAGAACCAACAAATCATTAGGGCAGGAACACCGCCGACCGCAGGTTCAAGCGGAACTGTATTCCTAAGAATCCGTAGAAACGTCCTGGAAGGTAAAGACACTGATACATGTTGGCAAGAATGGTCTGTAGAAACGCTAACTGATCCTTACGATCAAGAGGCTTGGTATATGACAAACCCTAGCCTTGGTTACCACCTAATGATTCAGGCTATTGTTAACGAAGCTAAAGACATGGCAGTTGATAGCTTTAATAAGATGCGACTAGGATGGGTTGCTGGAGTCGAAACCATGCGAGCTATATCCGATGAGCTTTGGGCGCCACTAGCAGTCAAATCCGTTCAAATACCAGAGAACGCAAATATAGTTTATGCCGTTAAGTTCGCTCCAGACGGAAGCGCTGTAACATTAGCAGTTGGGGTTATAATGCCAGATACAAAGGTCCATATTGAAATTGTAGAGCGTAAGCCTATGAGTGCAGGAACAAACTGGTTGTCTACCTGGCTACTAGATAGATGGAGAAAGCCTAATAAGATTATTATTGACGGAGCGGCAGGCACACAGCTCCTAGTAGAAGAGCTAGTCAGGTCTAACCCTAAGATAACTAAGAAAATACTAACTCCTAACGCTAGGGAAGCTGGAGCTGCATACGCGGACTTCTATACAGGTATTGAGCATCAGACGCTTACCCACTTTGACCAACCTGCACTAAACTTATCAATTAGGACTGTTAAGAAAAGAAGTATCGGTAAAGATGGAATGTATGGCTACGCCAGCATGAACCCTGATATACAGAGCGATCCAACAGAAGCGGTATCATTTGCTTACTACGGAGCCAGGCGCTTTAAAAAGGATAAGCTATCATCTGGAAGCGGACAATCGGTTATGCTATAGTAAAACTGTAGTCAGTTAGTCTTAAGACAGCTAATTGGCGAGGACCTCCATCCGTCAAGCCCCCAGATTACTTAGGTAGATGGGGGTTTTTGATTTGTGGTATATTCTGTATATGAATTGTAACTGGTGTGGACTAGCAGTAGTATCTGGACATATAGAGCCTAATGGTTCTGTAATGCATAATGGATGTAGAGATGCTAAGTCACGAGTAGAATCCGCCCCTGAAGTAAAGCTTAGAAAATCAATCAAACCTAGGCCGCCAGGCAGTATTAACCACCCAGTGGATAAGCCCAGCGAATATTATCTACGACAATTAGCTAGTTTTAAAAAACGTATGGCAAAAAGAGGTATTAAGGTATAATCCAAATATGGACACACAAAGAATAGATGGAATTAAGTATAACCTGGACAGGCTAACCATAGATGAAGTTAAAAACATCCATGGACACCTATTGGCTAGACACGCGGCTCTAATAGGCGATATCGCTTTAATAGAACAACGTATCCATGACCAAACAGGAGCTTTACCAGAAGCTAACCTTATACTAGTTCCAGATATCCCAGCTTAATTGCCACCCATAGCTATTGACATATTATTGCTATTATGCTAATATGTAGTTATGAAAACAAATATAAAGATCTACCGCAACGGACAATTAAGCCTAACAGAAACCTATATCCCAGTTATTAAAAGGGAAGCCTTAAAGTTTGGTAACTCTATTGATTACTTCTTTGTTAACCATGAATGGCCAAGTAAGAACTAGGTTTTTACATACTATATAGATATGTTTATTCTAAACATTTTTACATACTATATAGAAACAGAATCAGATTATAAGGTTCCACAAGAGTACTTTATAACAGTTATACACTCTATCCACAGACTTATCCACAGAAATAGCTAATGCCTATTTGCACTTATAATCGGTGTACGGTATTATTCAAATAACATTAAACGGAATGGAGGGAATAATGTCTTTTACTGTTAACGACCAGAGAAAACAAACAATGTTAAAGAGGATTGGGGAAGCTGTAGATCTTATAGATGATCTAAGATTCTTACCTTTTTACAGAGGTGTACAGATACGATTAGAAAAGCTAGGCAAAGCCGATGAGTGGTCTAAAATGATCCAAGCGGCTAAGTCTAAAGATACTCCTAGTAAATACTTCGCTAAGATCTGCAAGATGGTCAGGGATGGAACCTACAAGTTTACCGAAACAGTTAAGCAAGTAACTGGGGAAGTTGCCCTTTTCCTACATGACAAGTTAGTTAAGTTCGGATTCGGCAAATATCAGAAATACTGGGTAAGCAAAGCAAATGAGTTTATAAACAAAAACGGAATGGCTGGCTTTGTTGACCTGCTAGAATACGCCGATCGCAAGAATATATCTCAGAAGTACATGGCTAAGGCATTGCAAAACTGCAAATCTCCACGCCAATATTACAAGCAAAACATAATAGTTGGAGGACTGAAATGAATGTAGCTAACCTAGAAAACTGTAAACAACTTTATAAATTATCTAAATGGGGACATTTTATTAGTTCAGAACCTATGGATAATTGGTGTTATGGCGATGATATTGATGAACCATATATCCTTTCACAAGGTGGCAAGGGCTTACCTACCAATCTCTGTCCAGCCTACCCCGCAGGCTATCTGCTAAGGAAGTTGCCAAAGGCTCTCTACTATAAAGACAAGAATATTTACCTAGTTATTGAGTTTAATCCTGCATCCGACAATACAATCGTCTGTTATATGGACGACAGCTACCAGGCTAATCATGTTTGGTGGGCTGAGTCGGACACTCCCGAAGATGCTCTATGCATGCTAGCTATCAGGTTATGGGAAGAAGGTATTTTGAAATGATCTACTGGAGCAAAACACGACCAAATGCCAATACTAAAGTTACATATACAAATCAGGATGGGGAACAAAAAATAAGTTCGTTAAGTATCCCAGTTCCAACTGTCTGGGAAGCAATTAAACAATGGTTTAGGATGAAGATAAAATGAGTGATGATACAAAAGTTGCAATAGCTCTTGGAATAATCACAATTACATTCCTTATCGCCTTGTTTGGCGGAGCATATTTACTAGGCCGTGCTGAATGTAACCGTATTAACAGTGACTCTGGCATTAGAACGTCTTACAGATTACCTGGCGGATGTTATGTTGAAGTAAACGGACGAATGATACCTAAAGAAAACTGGCGAGGCGAATATGAGCAATAACCTAGAAGCGATAGAACCAAGATATTGTGAAGATGCTAAGTGCCACAGAAAGGTTCTCCCCCCTTACATCTACTGTGATACCCACCAAGATAAGTCCTCTACACCTATACAATCTTATGAGCTATTGGAAGACATAGAGTTCAGGGGACAAGATGGTAAGGTTGACTCTATCCACTACAAGGGAGTTTGGTACTACTCAGACGAGTTCAACAAGTACAGAGATATTGTTAAGAAGCCTTCCAAGCCAACTAAAGAATCTTTGACTAGACTTGTTGAGATACTCCTAGATGAGGCGCTTGATGGCAATAATGAAGCAACCTGTTGTTTCTGGAAGACAATACGTGACCTATAATACCCAAGATTAACAGTGCATTAGACAAAACACTTATGGTATTATGAAACCATGAGTAACACAATAGCCGTTAAAAGGAATAATGACCTGACTCTGGCCATTACTGTTAAAAAAGATGGTACTCCTGAAAACATAACTGGATGGGTTATATACTTTTCTGTTAAGAAGGTTAGGAACAGCAGTGACGCCTCAGCAATCATTTATAAAGAAGTAACTGTTCATACTGACCCAACAGCAGGCGAATCTAGTATATCTATTGATGCAGTTGATACAAAAGACAAAGAAGTTGGAACCTATTACTATGATTTATTGTTTGTTGACGACCAAGACAAAAGACAGTCTACTGTAACCGACCTATTCCAACTGGTCCAAGAAGTGACTGATGGAGATGCCTAATGGCTGCCGAAGTTGATGTAGAAGTAACGATTACCCAGGTCCAGCCAATTG